GTCCAAATTAAAAATAGGAGCGCCAGACCAACCAGGTAAGGTTGGTAAATTATGCCATAACATGTCGCCTCGTAAAATAACTTTACCAATAGCAACATGATTCATTTCACCTGGAGAAATCATAAAAGCAATCCCTATGTAGTCTTTGAGCTTAGAATAGCGGAGAGAGACAAGAGCATGCATGGAGGAATGCTTGTCTAAAATGGCCCAATCAGCCAATTTTGAAACATTAGTGGGAAGGACAGTAAATTTGTATTGTTCATTATACAAACCAGAATAAACTCTACCTTCAACAGAGTTTTCATCTTCTACCAAATCTTTATCCAAAACACCATGAGCACATGTTATATATTGACCATTACAACAAAAGAAATTAAACTGGGTACCAAAAGTATGGTTAACAATAACTCCTATACTTTTTTTAATTTTATCAATATTAACAAAATTGTGCCCTAACAAAGCTTCATTTTTAACAACATTGGTAAGCGTACGCAAAAGTCCAAAATGAGAAGTGTCGGAAAATGCAATTTTTGTCATACTAGTACTTGTTAAGGCTTGACATTCATTAATACTATCAGCAAGATACTTAGTATAACCAGTAACACTACCATTTTCATTAGCTTGTTTAAACTGATGTGGCAAAGCAAACCATGTACGTCCATCATCAGGAGATGCTTTCATAAACGTGCCATGTTGAGCAGCACGATTAGACAACATTGCTAACAACTTACCGGCAACCCGGGGATCAAGACTTTTTGGATTAAAACGTCCTTCCAAGGGACCTATGCGAATAAGAATTGCATCATAATCAAGCAATTTATGTGGGTCCATAGTACGAGGTCTACCGGCAGAAGAAAACTGGTTATTAACACTGAAAGAAACAAACTTAGCAATCTCGGGACGAGAAAAAAGATCCAACAACGGCTTCATATCAGGAGATATGTAATGTGGATCATTTTTATGAGCTACTTTCTTAGGTTTCTCTTCTTTGCGTTGAATAGCATACTCATCCGGTTCGTGAGTTTTGCCTTTACGGGCCTTAGCGTTTTTCTTACCTTCCCCCTCATTTTCAAGAGCTTCATTTTGAGGTTTGGTCCACTGTTTCCTTCTAGGTCTAGAAAGAATATAAAAGGCAGCGGATAGAAATGCTATAATAGAGGCAACGCCAGTAGCTATCAACATCAACTTACTTGAATTATCTTTTAACCACTGTCTAAACTCAGCTTTGTCACTTTCATCATCAACATGCTCAAAGGCTGCCTCATTAAAAGTAGCCTCTGCAAATTTTTGAAAAACCTCAGGATCTGGATCAGCTTCATTTTCAACATCCTTATGATATCGATTAAATGCTAAATTTGCAAAAGAAAAGGCGCGAAGCATGTTAGTAAAGTGACTCATACCAGAAAG